ATATCCCGAAAAAATATTAAAAAGAGAAGCGGAAAATTATAAGAGAATGATCCAAAAGGGAACTTCCCTTTCAGAGTTGAATCACCCCGAATCATCTATTGTAGATTTGGAAAGAGTTTCACACATTATTGATGATGTATGGTGGGACGGAAATACCTTGATGGGTAAACTCAGACTTCTAACCTCACCAGCGTTTCACGAAACAGGTATTGTTTCTACACCTGGTGATATTGCTGCAAACCTTATGAGACAAGGATGTACAATGGGTATATCTTCAAGAGGGGTGGGGACTCTAAAAAAGAAGGGAGAACAAAATGAAGTACAAGACGATTTTGAGTTAATCTGTTTTGACTTAGTTAGTTCACCATCCACACCAGGAGCATATCTTTTTGACAAACCTGAAGATAAATTCAACTTTGAGGAAAACATAGAAGAAGAAAGAAATTTAAGAAAACCTGAATCTGAAAAAGGATTGGGTAAGTCTCTTGATTTAATGAACAAACTTTCCGATTTTTTGGGAAGATAAATAATTAATTATGGACGAAAAATATTTCATTGCAAAAATCCAATTTGAAACAGTAGATATTCAAACTGGTAAAACCAAAAAAACAAGAGAGGAGAAATTGGTGAGGGGTTTTAGTGTAACCGATGTTGAAGCAAAAGTTACAAAGATTTTTGAAAGGTACACTGAAGATTGGAGAATCACAAGTGTAATAGAAAGTAAAATCAACGAAGTAATTGAAAAATAAAAGAGGGGTCATTTGACCCCTCTTTTTATTTAATTTCATTAATATACAAAAAATGTTAGATTTTTCTATAGAAGGGTATATTTATTTAGAAAAATAAATCTACTTAAATAGAAAATGAGCAAAAAAGAAATTCTATTAGACGATACACTCTTACAGTTGAAGAACTTAGAAGAGTCTATTGCAAAAAACACAAAAGGAATACTTGCTTCAGTAATGAAGGAAGAAATCAAGTCTTTAGTAAAAGAATCTTTAGGTGGTGACACCGATGAGATTAAAGAACAAGGTGAGGAAGATGAACTCGATCTTGAACTCGACACCGAGATGGGTGATGAGGGAGAAGAAGAGGAAGTTGAACTCGACCTTGATGATGAAGAGGAAATGGACGTTGACCTTCCTGCTGAATTCGGAGACGAGGACTTGGAATCTATGGATGACGAGGAACTCGAAATGGATTTTGAAGACGAAATGGAAGACGAAGATTTAATCGACATCACAAACATGAGTGATGAAGAACTCGTAAAGGTTTTCAAATTGATGGGTGATCAAGATGGAGTTATCGTTCAAAAGGAAGATGACGAAATTCACTTGAAAGATGAAAATGCAGATGTAGAATATGAAATTCAATTGGAAGGTGAAGATCACGAATTGGAGGAAATGATGGACATGGAGGAAATGATCGACATGGATGAACTCGAAGAAGAAATGGAAGTTTCTGAAATGGAGGACATGGAAGTTTCTGAAATGGAGGACATGGACGAAGAGGAAGTGATGTACGAAATTGAGTTTGACGAAGAAGAAGAAGACGAAGAAGAAGAGGAAGAAGTTGAGTTAGAAGAAACATACGAAGAGGCTCACGAAGGTGAGGCACACAAAGAAGAAGCCAAGGAAGCGGCTAGAACCTTGGGTAATGGAAAGGCTTTTGGTAGAAAAGGTTTACCAAAACCAAGATCAGCACCTTATCATTTGAAAGTAGAATCTTATGAAAAACAAATAAGTCTACTCAAAGAAAAGAATGAAGAGTACAAAAAGGCTCTTGACCTTTTCAGAACTAAATTAAACGAGGTTGCGATTTTCAACTCAAATTTAGCTTACGCTACCAGATTGTTCACTGAACATTCTACAACCAAACAGGAGAAAATCAATATTCTTAAAAGATTTGACAACGTAGAGACATTAAAAGAATCAAAAAATCTCTATAAGTCAATCAAGAATGAATTGGTTTCCTCTACAAATGTTGTAACCGAATCTGTGGTAAACAAAGTTCAAAAAACACCACAAAAAGGTTCAACAAACTTAGTTGAATCTAAAACATACGAGAACGCTCAGTTCTTGAGAATGAAAGATTTAATGAACAAAATAAACAAATAAACTAAACAAAAAAAAATTAATATGGGAGCATTATTAGAAAGTGGTCTTGTTGGTAACATCGGTCTTAAGCACCTTAAAGTTATCAAAGAAGACACTATAAACAAATGGGACAAACTTGGTTTCTTGGAAGGATTGGGCGGACACTTAAAAGAAAACATGGCTCAACTTTATGAGAACCAAGCGTCACACTTAATCAACGAAGCGGCATCAACAGATTCTTCAGGTTCATTTGAGACTGTTGTATTCCCTATCATCAGAAGAGTTTTCTCAAAACTTTTGGCTAATGATATCGTTTCTGTTCAGGCGATGAACTTACCTATCGGTAAACTTTTCTACTTCGTACCTAAGATTCAAGCTTATGATACAGGAAATGCACATTATCCACCGGTTGGTTCACCTGAAGCGGTTGCAAACGGGGATAATAATCCAAACCAAGGATATTCAACAGGTAAAAACCTTTATGATAGATTCTATGAGGGTAATGAAGCAACTTTGGACCCTCCTGGTTTGTTCGACTACTCAAAAGGAAGATATTCTTCAATTACTTCAACTGACGTTGTTACACAAGTTTGGAGTAGTGGTGATTTGATTGCATCAGGTTATGGTGCTGGTGAATACAGAAAAGTTCTCCTTACATTATCAGGATTTAGTAACGGTGGTTTTGGTAAATTACTCGGACCTGACGGTAATATGGTTGATAGTGAGACTTTCCTTTCGGATTTGACTGTAAAAGCAACAACTATAGCTGGAGGTGCATTCTCAGGTGCTGGTAGTGGTAACTTACTCTTTAGAGTTGTGACTCAAAAATACGGAAAAGGAATTGTTCAATATGGATCACAAGAAACTGTAGCTTTCGGACAAAGCAATACAGGTAATGGTGGAACTTTTGACAATATTTGTGATGCGAATGGTAAAATTTACTTAGAAGTTGACCTTCAGGTTCCTTGTTCCATAGGTGCAAATTCATTGGATGGTTACTCAGGTTTAACTACTACCTTTGCAGGTACTTCAATTGCGGGATCCCAATTCTACTGTACTTACAGAATTTATGAAGAACTCGAATTCGAAGATAAGATTGGTGAAGTTTCATTTGATCTTGAGTCTGTGACTGTTTCTGTTTCAGAAAGAAAGTTGAGAGCTCAATGGTCTCCTGAACTTGCTCAAGACGTTGCTGCGTTCCACAACATCGACGCTGAGGCTGAATTGACAGCGTTGTTATCAGAACAGGTCGCGGCAGAAATCGACAGAGAAATCTTGAGAGATTTGAGAAAAGGTGCGGCATGGCAGTTAAGATGGGACTACAACGGTTGGAAGAGAGGTACATCATCTAACCCATTAACCCAGTACACACAGAAGGATTGGAACCAAACATTGATCACTGCGATCAACCAACTTTCTGCACAAATCCACAAATCAACATTGAGAGGTGGTGCGAACTGGATCGTTGTTTCATCCGAAGTTTCAGCTATTTTTGATGACTTGGAATACTTCCACGTTTCAAACGCAGCTCCTGAACAGGATCAATACAACATGGGTATTGAAAGAGTTGGTACATTATCTGGTAGATACCAGGTTTACCGTGACCCATACTTCCCACCAAACCAAATCTTGATTGGTCATAAGGGAACGTCATTACTTGACACAGGTTACGTTTACGCACCATATGTACCTCTCCAATTGACACCAACAATGTATAACCCATTCAACTTCACCCCAATCAAGGGTATCATGACCAGATACGCTAAGAAGATGGTGAACAACAGATTCTACGGTAGAATCACTGTTGATGGTGTTAGAACATTCGACCTCAACGAATTGAGATAATCAATTTAGAACACAAAGAAAAAGGGAACTTCGGTTCCCTTTTTTTATTCCTCAGAATTTCTGATTTTTCTTATAGATTTACTTATAATTTCAGCTTCTTCCAAACTTAGAATACCCTTCCCTTGTGCGTATTCACAGCACCACATCAAACAGAACATGGATTGTTCTACTGTAAGATTATCTATAAATTTGTTCAAATCATCAACTGTGTAATAATTCAGAGTATTGAATAAAATACCGAGTGGTTTTTGTTCTTCTTCATTTTCCATAGGTAAAAAATACAATTTTCCGATATATTTATCAATAAAAAAGATGTCTCAGTTAAAAGAAGATTTAGCGGTTTGGTTTGGTAAAAAGAAAAAATCTAAAGGGTCAAAACAACCACAAGGGCCGTGGGTGAATATATGTAAAAAAAAGGAAGGTGGTGGTCATCCTCCCTGTGGAAGAGATGAGGGTGAAACAAGAGGTTATCCTGTATGTAGGGCTAGATCTGTGGCTTCCAAAATGACTGAAGAGGAGAAAAAATCTGCTTGTGCAAGAAAAAGATCAAAAGAAAAGAAAGACCCTCAATCAGGGAAGGGACAAAAACCAACAAGAATTCAAATAAAAGGATACAAAAAAGAATCAGTTATGGATAAAAAGCCAATTTTTGAGTGGAAAACTCTCAACGAAAATAAGATTGTTTTGAGTGAAGAAATGAAATATCATATTGATAATAATATTTCAATTCACGAAAATGTTTTTAGGATGGGATCTGACAAATATTTCTCTTTATTTAGGGAAGCAAGAAGTTTGGGTTATGAAAACTTCAACAATCAAGTGGATAGATGGTTAATTAAAAATACAGATATTGGTTTGTTTGAACTATATGAAGGGGAATTAGTTCCTTTAGATGTCCCGATGTTATATGAAGCCGAGTATCAGGGAAAAAAGGTTCAATTAAATAAACCTATGAGAGGGGGTAGTGGTGGAAAAAAATTCAAGGTTTATGTAAAAGATCCAAAGACGGGTAATGTAAGAAAAGTTTCATTTGGTGCCGCTGGAGGTGGTGGATCCTTGGCTGTTAAATTAAAAGATCCTGCGGCTAAGAGATCATTTGCCGCAAGACACAAATGTCATACAACCAAAGACAAAACAACTGCGTCTTATTGGGCATGTCGTTTACCAAGATATGCTAAGTCTTTGGGGTTAAGTGGTGGTGGAACATGGTGGTAAATCCTTATCAGGAAGAAGTAAATGACCGTGTAATCACCCGCATTTTCAACGAAAATGTTGGGAGTGATGAACTGGTATGGCATCGTGATAGAAACGACCGTATTGTGGAGATATTGGAGTCTGACGGATGGTATTTTCAGTTTGAAGATCAGTTACCAACAGAAATGAAAAAAGGGGATGTATTGAACATCCCCAAAGAAAGTTATCACCGAATTATCAAAGGTTCAAATGATTTGATTGTGAAGATTTACGAAATTTGATTTGGTAGTGTGGTGAAGACATTAAATCTTCGTGGAATAAATTAAAATAATCTAACGCTGAATCCGCAGATTGAGCCTCTGTTTGGTTAATAACTTTTCCTTCCTTAATTAGTTCATAGGTCCGATAATTCATTGTTATGGGATTTGTCAATAAATACACAAAAATGTGTAATAATTACATCAATTGAAAT